ACCAAGCTTTAAACGCACCTTAGCATCGTCTGTCTCCGACCATGTGTGCAACAATATTTGAAAATAATTAAACATTTCGCATCTCGCTCCACGCTACACGGGGCTGATCTGCACCCGCTCCTCATACACTTCTGTCTCATCTTCCTGATCTTTCAACAGTTCCACGATCTTGCGCAGGTTGTTGAAGGCGCTCGAACACGAGTCCACGCGGTCCTTGAATGCTCCCTTGGGAAACGCTGCAAGCTCATCCAGGAAGGGTTCATTCCAGGCATCACGCACCAGGCGCACGCGCCCACCCTTTGCCTTGGTAGCAAAGGCACTGGCATTGATCTCCTTGCTGCCGGTCACCTGATCAAACGTGCCGATCAATCCGTTATCTGCCAGCAGGTTATTGAAAGCCTGAGCGCTATCCAATCCAGCGCTGCCAGGATCCTGTGGATGCCAGATCAGGAAAGGACCATCATTGCGATAGTCTTCCTTGCCAAGATCGACCATCATCTCGTCACGCTCAGCGGAAGAAAGCTGATCCGAATAGGAATGCTCCACATACAAATAATCGTCCTTGCCCCAGCTCATCTTGGTGCCTGATGTGCGGGCTCCCCCTCCGGACGTGGCTGCCTTGTCCCACGCGCGGATGCGTGCCCATACGTTGTTGCCCGGACCTTGATCCACGATCGTGAACCAATCACGCTTGAACATATTGCCTTCAAGTGAGTAAGGCTGTTGTTGATACAACGCCTCGAAGTCATACCCAGACATATCCGCACGCGCAGAGATCAGGAATTTCTCGTCATACCACTCGGGGCACAGCGCCATACCCGGAGCTCGCCCCAACGGATCCGATAACGGAAGATAGATGCCATCACGCATTTTCTTGCGCTGCTCGATGTCATCCTTCGGATATTGGCTGATCGCCAAACCAGGTAAACACACGATCACGTATTGGCTTGCCAGTGGATCGCTCACCATGCGTTTCATCAAACGACCTGCAAGATCATCCGGATGCCAACGAGTGTGGAAGACAACAATCGCTCCATTCGGTCGCAAGCGGGTACGTGCAGAGCTTTTCAACCAGTCATCCACCAGCTCGCGCCGTGATTCCGATTCTGCTTCCTCACGGTTCTTGAATGGATCATCGATGATGAATAAATGCGCCGGCAGACCGGTGATACCGCCGCCTACGCCTGCAGCCTTGACACCGCCTCGATACGGTCGAGCCAGGTCCCAGGCTTCGGTGGAACGGCTGTCACTGCTCAATTCCACGGGCAGGATCTTGTCGCTCTTCTCACCGAAGATCGCCTGGTATTGTTCGGTCAGAAGTTGGTCACGGATGTGTTTGCTGTGTGTGGTCGCCAGGCTTTCGCCGTAAGATGTCAGGATGATGCGGCTGTCTGGAAGGCGTCCCAGCAACCAGGCTGGGAAGTTGCGGCTTGCGATCTGGCTTTTGCCGTGCTGAGGTGGCATGAGAATCATCAGCCGTCCAATGCCCTGCTTGCCGCCGCTGGCGATATACACAGCCACCTGCTGCATATACCAAGCCAATAATTGGACATGCCGCGGTGTCTCGAAACGCACATCCATATATGTGCAGTACGCAAGGAAATTCTTCCTCGCATTTGTGCGGGAACGCTTTTCATTGTGCGCATCACGCGGAGACATGACCGGACGGCTATCCAGCATCGTCATCCTCCTCCGCGTTTTCTTCAGGTGAGGGAGTTGTATCGGCAGAGCTCACGCCGCCAATATTCAAGCCGGTAGGGGTAAGCATCGCTCCCAGTTCTTCCGCTCCCTCTGCCAGCTCGTTCAACACATCTTCTTGCACTTCATGCGGTCCACCCTCTGCCTTGCGCTTCAGCACCGCGGCAAGTTGAGCCAGCGGAACATAATCGCCAGTGACTTCGCCATACAACTTCAGATGGTTGAAATACTTGTAATCATCGCCAGCCTTCTGCATGCCTTTGATGAGATTAGCAAACCAATCGCCGCGGTATTCCCACAGGTCGAAGGATGCCATGCCAGCGATCATCATATCGAGAGACTTGTTCTTCCTGCGCCACGTGGAGATCGCCCGGTCGCTGGTCAAGTTTAAATATTTTGTGGCAAGTTCTTCCTGCGTTTCAGGCTTGCGACCTTCTTTGGGCATCGATGCCCACGCCACATAACACGCCTGTCTCCACGCCAAACCCTTTGACAACAAATACTCAAAACGCTGGAACCATGCAGGTTGTTCTCCGGTACCCTTGAGCACCATCAATGCTGCATGACCAGCCGCCGCACGTCGCTTGGCTTCCTCGACAGAAACACCATCCAGTTCTACTTCAGGCAGATCCAGCCCAAGCGCCATTTGGATGTATTCTTCGTCAAGGTTGAGAGTCGGCTTCTGAACGGGCATTTAATCCTCGATCACTTGGTACTTGCCAATTCATGCACAGAATTACTCAGGCTGCGTACTTCAAAGGTCAGATCCTTGATCGCTCTTACCAGATCATCATCACCAGAAGCTCCAGCGAAGGGCTGCACCAGGTGAGCCTTGATATGGTTGTTCACGCGTAAGCCTACGAACCGTGAAGGTGCTCCATTGACATTGGATGAAATTCGTCCCCACACAATGCCCTTCTCTTCAGGGAACACCTCGAAGACCGGGAACATTTCATCCTTCTTAAACGAGCCAACGGAAGGAGCAATGGTCTCCCGCTTGGTTCGAATATTCAGATCGTTGAGATCTGCGGCATACACACCCGGTATGAAAGGCTCTTGAATAATTGCCATCTTTCCTCACTTTCCAAATGTGCCATTCAGCAAAAACATAACTATGGCGATCACGACCGCTGATAGGATTGCTGTGGTCACGCCAGGCAGAACCTTGTCCCGAAACCAGGCGCCCCAATCGAATTTCGCTTTATCGATGATCGCTCTCACTTTGCTGGTACTGAATCCATTACGTTCCAGCACTGCCTGAGCCTGGGTGATCTCAGCTTCTTCACGCTTCTTGCGTGTCACTTCCACGTCTGCCTTGAACTCCTTGAACTGTTCGATAAATTCCAGTTGCTGTTTGTCCAGGCTTGCCATGCGTTCCCGCAACCCTCGCAGCGTATGAACTTCCATCGAGATCAAGGTGTTTGCGATCACCCGCAGAGATACCGTCACATCAGGCTCATCCGCCGATGCAATATCAGATAACTTCCGTATGTTGGGGTTATCGAAATCAGTAATCATCCGATGGTCGCTCAACATCTTTCACGTCTTTCATCCACTGCTCGTATCTGTAATTCGCAACCAGCAACGCCACGCCTACATCGCGTGCAAAGCGCCCACTCTCGATGATCTGCGGAATGGGACCTGATACAGTGATCGTTGGCACCATCCACTCCCCAAGATCGTTTTGCAGTTGTGCCACAATGACATGGATCTCTTCACGAGATGGAGTGGAAGGTCGAACAGTGATCTTTCGATGGCGGCTATTCTCAGCATTCACAGATGCCTCTCCCCTCTCACAATGGAGAGGGGCACAGATGCGGTTAGGATTGTTTCAACACTGGCATCAAGTACTTATCCAGCACAGACTTGAGCAGCACGTTGTAGACCAGGGTGGCAAAACCAACAAACGCTGAAAGCACTGGTAGCACAGCGCCGATCCATGCGATCAATGCCTGAACGAATGTCACAGCATCGCCAAAGGTGGGGAAAGGCGGAAGGGTCAGCGGCGCAAAGAGGAACGCCAATCCCAGGCTCACCACATAAACGCCTGCGGTCAACCAGCCAGCGGGGATGCTGTTCTTATAGACTTTCAGCAACCATACAATGCCAGAGGCAATGGTTGCGATCACAAACAATTGAACTTCTGTCAGCATACGAATCTCCTCTTTGATATTCCCCGCTCCGCTCAGGGATTAAATGCAAAACGCCCGGCACATTTCTGTGCCAGGCGCTCACTCTGGAAAGATCGGTCCCGCCAAATGCTAGACCTGCGGAGTTATTGAATTACTCCATCATTTTAAAACAAATCACCAAATTTAACAAGAGTCAGATTTATGCCTCCAATGGGCTATAAAATACAACCGCCTGGCTTGAGGGGGGCAAGTCAGGCGATTACGTTGGAGATTATATTCAAGTTTGCTCTTTTGTCAATAATAGTTCACAGTCTAGGAATGGTGGCGTGTTTTATTAGGCTTGGGCTTTCATGCCATATATGGGGGTACTACTGCTCATCAGAACTCCAGGGATTAAGATAATTCTTCTGATACCACAACGCATCGCGCTCGGTCATCACTTCTTTGAACCGTTCCGACAGTTCATCAACAACCACTTTCGTCTTTCTTACGTCGCAGAGATTTGGCGAAAACATCACGGTGGTTTTCCCATTCGACCAGTGTTCCTTGAATATCTCTAATTGCACTTGCCACATTAACTCGTCTCGCAGAACGCGTCCAGGTCGATAAACAAATTGTGTTCTCGGTTGTCCCAACGATTTAATGAAAGCCTCCTGCCAGGGAGCCATGGAATACTTTCCATCAGCCATCACCAGTTGTGCAAATTTGTAGACATCCATCTTCTTCACGCCTTCTTTCCCCTTTCCGTCATTCGAAGATATCGCTTACGATGGCGTTCTTTCCTTTGCAAACGTTCAATTTCCGCCCAATCAATGGCAGCGAATAGATCTCTAACCCTAGACACTACGTTAACAATTTCTACTCTTAAAGCGTCAACAATTGCTTCTGTGTTATAGATTCCCTGAGACTGTAGATCCTTGGCTAATTGAGCTAAATCTTCGAGTTGCTGTTCTGAAAGCTCAATGCCTGCAAGCTTCAATCTCTCCTGAAGATAGATGTTTTCCATATCGCTATTTTACCTCTGATCCTTTGCGCATTTGACCGCCTGCCATCACTCCGCCAGATACATCTTCACCAGCACATCCACCATATCGCTATCTGGATGCCACTCTTTTTGGCAGCCACAACCTGGCACAGTACAAATCCAGATCATGCCAAGCAGCGTTTTCACATCCAGG